TCACCACATGCTGGTGCACCTACCATGCCTGTACCTATATCTTCAGCATCCTCAAATTTCCCCACATTACGGGGGTTCCAATAGTGTTCCATTACTTTATCGCTGTATGCCACTACTACCCTCCCTATGCTACTCTAGAAATTCTATTCTCATAGTCTGCTATATTATCATCCCACCACTCTGGTTTACCACGAACTCTCCACTTAGCTCCTTTGCTGATGGCTGCTTTATCCTTCATGTAGAACATACGATAAGAAGCAACTGCATCTTCACTTTTTAGGTCTTCTGGCATCGCCAGCACAAAGGGTGTAAGCCCCGTAGTGGGTAATGAAATATCAGGTAATTTATTTATGACTTCCTTAAAAGATTTGTGATCAGCCCCTCCGCGATAGATATGCTCTTGATTTAGCGCATGAGCATAACACCACAGCCACTCGTAATTTTGTTGTGATTTACGAGCCCAGATAGTACAAGGGTGATTGTACATTGTAGGCAGGTATGCAAAGTGTCGGGGGTCATCTGTCTTGCGTGCAGCGATAACCTGCCACTCTTCTGAGGTGAGTTTACGCGGAACGTATCCTACGAACTTATCTATCCAGTGAATAGTGCAGAGCATTTGGGCAGCTTCTAGCTGCATTTTGCCGGAATGGGCGTCTATATGATACTCAGCACATTTCTCTATGTCTTGGTCGAGAATGAATATATTCATTAAACTCTTCTGTTACTATTTAGATACAGTATAACAGCTAATGAAATTTTTGTCAAGAACTATTTTTGTCCTCACTCGTAATCGGGGCGTTTCATCTTGTTTAACCTTTTTTGCACCAAATCTTCTATCTTGCCTTTATCCAAGTTATAAGCGTATACGAGAATCTGTATCATAGCCTGTACATCCGCCAGTTCTTCTTGCAAGTTTTCTAAATACTTGGGTTCATCTGTACTATGCCTCAGTACTTTTGAACAAGCGCGTATTAGTTCGCCACATTCTTCCATTGTGATTACTAGTTTAGTTTTTAGATCCATTTTTCCAATTCTCTTGTTCAAAGTTTATAAATTCAGCCCACCTAAAGAAGTCCTTTCGGTACCAGCACCAAAAAAGCCCCTCATATGTCTTTGTTGTTTCCATTCTCTATTTCTCTTTTTCTCTCTAAATAAGTTTTATTTTTATACTTTCTGCTGCCTTTTCCAGTCCATATGCAAGACTCGCTTGTAAACTCCCAATCCATATGCACATTTGTAAATTTAAATATAGATAGATCATCTTTTAACTTACAATAAGTTTCGTAAATAGCCTTTTGATCTACAAACCAGTTTTTGTCCAGGTTTCGTATATTATTAGTTACAGCGTTAATAAATACTCTAGAGGCAGTATTACCCTTTAACCATAGTATACCCGCAGCAACTCGCATCCCCGTGAAGGCTTGCTCTTCCCTTAGGAACAACCCTATATCTTCAGATATGTGTGGCATTTCTTTATTAAAAAAACAATCAATATCTGTTATAAGTATGCCTCCTTCAATATAATCTTCAGCTATAAAAAATCTATTACAAGCTAAAGATGCTCTAGAGGGGGTCCCTTTGTAGAAACTATAGTCTACGTTTTCTAACTTTTCAACTAGGTTCTGAACCTCCTTTGTAGGGTTTACTACATTTATAAAGGGAGTTAGCCCTTGTTCTAGGGCAGAATAATAGAAGGCTTCATGGTGCTCTAAAAAATAAACAGAGTCACATGAGGCCAATACTTTCATAGCGTGGTCCATGTTGTATCACTCCTCGGTATAAATAAGTCATCTCTCATTAGTCTAGACTGAAAAATATAATCAAAAGTTTTTTCTACCCATATTCGTAGTTCTTCTGAGCCTCTTTTGTCGGAAGGGAACTCTGGTATTAGACCATTGTTCTCTATAACAATTACAGGTCTGTGTTTCTCTATTATATTTGTTGCTCCCTGCAAAGCTTTCGCTTCAAATCCCTCAAGATCTAGCCACAGTAAGTTTACCTCTTGTTCCCCCAGTATAGAATCCAAGGTTACAGCCTGTATGCTTCCTTCTTTATCATTATGTAACTGTACTGCTCCGCAGTTATTTTCTATAGTATGGGAGACAGAGGCTGTATGGTTTGCATTAGACAGAGCAAATTGAAATTTACTAATTTTATTGTTATCCTTCGTATTCTGTAGGAGGCACTCCCAGTTTTCCTGTACTGGTTCAAAAGTTGTAACATTTTTAAAGTGCTTAGAAAGCCCCAAAGGGAATACGCCAACATATCCTCCTGCCTGTACTGCTCTGTTACGCTTTGATACCCTAGAGATAACTTCTTTCTCTTTATTGTCCCACTCATTAAGTATATCTCGTATCCCCACTTCTTCTCTATTAGGCACTACCCAGTCATATAATTGTTTCATTTTGCTAGAGCTTCATCCCTATAAGTTTCCCATAGAGATACTAAGTCTTTTCGGGGGTGGGGTTTTGTTTTCCCTTTAAACCAGGCAGGTTTCCAAGGTTGTGTAGGCATACTAGTAAAATGTAAATGCCATATATCTTCTATAGAACGCCCTTCCCCGTCTAAACAATTCCATCTTTTATCCATGTCACAACGGTTACGAAGAAACCTAAGGTAATTTTCGTTACCATATTTAGTTCTTTTTTTAATTATTGATACAGGGGCTACTAAAGGCTCCATCTTCTCACAATCCAAAACCATTACGCATAACCTATTCTCTCTTGCTGCAAAAGCTTTTTCCTGTAAGTCTATGTGATAGAGTTCTGAAATGTCCCGAAGGTTTAACTGGTCTACATCCATATAGATTGCTCTACCGGAGAAACTACAGTATTCGGGAATAGCCCAACGAAGGTTGGTGAAGGGAGTTGCCCAGTGAGAAGAGTCAAATTTACCGAAAAAGCTATCTTCTCTATTTCTCATAAAGATAACTTCTATAGGTTCGGAGCTATGCTTTTCAAGGGAGTATTTTAGAGTTTTCTCCGCTATATCATCTTCACCATTTTGTGAAGTACCTACAAATATTTTAAGCATTAAATATCTCTTCTACAGAAGTGTGTTGAAAAATGCCTTTTAACCTACTGCCTGTAGTGCTACAGTGTATTAAAGGCTTTATTTCTTTTTGTATATTCTTGAACTTTTGTACGAATTTAGGGTATGGACTATTCTTTTTTAGCGACCCTGGGTGTTCCCCAAATATATGGGATTGCTTATCCACTTTACCCATGGTATACCCCACTAAATAGAACTCACTACAGCCCATTAAAAACGCTAGATTAAGTTGTTGAAACCCCGAATTTGAACCAAAGTGAATAAGGTTACTATTCAAACTTAATCCTTCATGTCCTTTTCCATCAACATGATTTAACTTATACTTAAGAGCCATATGACTATCTTGTGTCCAAGATTCAAGATCCGGGTACTGGTCTCTAAACTTGCTGCCCCAATGTTGCCACCACTGCTTGTCACAGGCATAGTGTACATCTAGATAATCTATATATCTATAAGTATCATTGCAGCCAAAAATAACAAAGTCATCCGTTCTATTCTTTCCTATAAAGTCTATCTCAGACTTTTTTAAAGTCGGTCCAGTAGCAAAAAGGATAGCTTTTTTATTTTTAAATTTTAAAGGTACTTTCATTAATAAAAGAGGGGCCTTTAAAAGCCCCCCTCCCGTACTAATATGAGACGTAGCTAAGAGCTGCGAATACAACCGGAGTTCCTAAAATAACTCCTACTTGTACCACTGCCCCTAGTATGCCCCACTTATCATTTACGAAGTTCTTCAATTGAATCTCCAATATTACCCTATAGGTATTGATGTGGGCTTACTAGAGGGTGAGTACAATAATTCTATTGTTAACATTCCATTTACTTGGGTTGCCTTTGTTACCTCTAAGCTATTATCTAGCTTTAGGAGCTTTTCAAAGCTTTTTCCACTAATTCCCTTATGTACCCAATTTCTTCCTTCAGTTCGAGGCTCTGCAACCCCGCGAATTGTAAGGATATTTTTGTGAACGTTCACTGAAATTTGGTCTTTGCTCCACCCTGGAACGGCTACATATACTATGTAACCATCATCTATATTTTCAATATTGTATCGAGGATAGTCGGGGGTACTCTGTTGAGACTGTTGTAGGTATAATGGGCTGTTTACTAATTTGTCGAAACCGACAAAAATTTTTTCTAGATTTACTGCATTCATAAGTTTTCTCCTAAGAAATTACTTGCCCCTTTCGGAAGCGTAACAATCGTTTTAATTTACGGATTTTGAAAACGCACAGCGAACTGGTACGAATTCAAATTGTATTATATAGGCTTTCGACTTTTTTGTCAAGCATTATTTTTGCGGAGTTAAAAATAGAGATTGGAAAAATAATTCTTGACACGGAAGGCCGAACACAGTATAATAGCAGTTCATTCATAGAGATTTCTATGTTTATATTAAGGGAAATATATGAAATACAAGGCAATAGAAATACATTGGCTGTTAAATAGTATAGCCGAGTGGCACCATGACCGCAATTTAATAGAAGGCAGTACGGACAAGGATCAATTTGCTAAACTCATCCAAGAGTGTGGTGAGTTATCAGATAACATGTGCAAGGGTAATGATATGAAAGATGACCTAGGAGACATTATGGTTGTTCTCATAAACATCATGGAAAGAAACGGATATTCTATGGAGGAGTGTCTGGAGGTAGCATACGAGGATATTAAAGATCGTAAAGGAAAGATGATTGAGGGCATCTTTGTAAAGGAAGGGGATTTGTGAAACTTATAGAAGCATTGGAGAAATACAATGTTGATATTACATTTAATAGTTTAACCAGCGGTAGAGAGATTACTAAGACTTATCATTTAAGAACGTTATTCAAAATTAATCAGAATCCTCTATCCGAAAAATTGCTCGTGTGGGCCGTAAGAGCAGAGGAGTGGGAAGACATTGAAAAGTCTACCATTAAGAAATGGAGTATTTGTGAATAGACAAAGCGTTTTTGAGGATTTAAAGGTGGATGAGGGTGTTGAGTTTAAGATATATAATGACCATCTTGGGTTTGCTACTTTCGGTGTTGGGCATCTTATTGTACAGGGCGATCCAGAAAAGTCTCAGCCTTTGGGCACAGAGGTATCGAAGGAGCGAGTTTGGGAAGCGTTTGAGAAAGACTTGGATACGGCTATCGACGAGTGTGAAATCCTGTATAATAAAAACTGGCACATATTTCCGGGGGAAGTTCAGGAAATACTGGTAAATATGCTGTTTAATCTAGGGCGCCCTCGTTTGAGTAGATTTAAAAATATGAACGCAGCTTTATGTGAAGCTAATTGGGCTACTGCCGCTATTGAAGGTCGTGATAGTATGTGGTATACTCAAGTAGGTAGTCGTGCTGAGAGGCTAATGGTACGATTAGAAAATGTATCTTAAATTAATATTTTTTGTAGGTGTTATTGGAGCGGCGGGAGCTGCATATGCGTACCATGAGGTTACGGTAGCTAAGCTAGAGAAATTAATAATCCAGCTTCAAGCCAACAATAAGACTTTAAAAGATAATAATGTTACTTTAGAGGAAACTGCTGCGCATAATGCGACGAAAGTCACTGAACTAGAGGAGCATGGAAAAGCTCAGAGAGTGCAAGTAACAGGGTTAATATCTAGTGTAACAGCCTTGAAGGAGGAAAAGAGTAATTTTCTTCGCATATTTAAAGATCATAATCTTACTCGCCTTGCAAGGGCAAAGCCGGCGATGATTGAGACTAGAGCTAATAAAAAGACTCTAGATATTTTTCGTCAAATAGAGGAAGATTCGCGGGAGGTAGAAAATGCGGATAATTAGTCTAGTACTACTTATTAGTGGCTGTTCTTGGTTCCCAAATAGTTACATGGAGCCTACAGTAATTACAAAGATAGAGACAGTACCTATTCGTATATATCAGCCCCCCTTGCCCCATGAGATCAAGATGATTGATCTTAGTTTTTGGGTTATTACTGAAGAGAACTATGCGGAGAAAAGAAAAGAGATAGAGAAGATTTTAGGTGGAAACTTTGTCGTTTTTGCGCTCACACCTGATGGGTATGAAAAAATGGCGGAGAACTTACAGGAGTTAAGAAGATATTTCAGAGAGACAAAAGAAATTATACTATACTATAAGGAAGCGACAAGCTATGAAAGCCAAAACAAAGCAGAAGGTAGAGACTCTACAGACTTTAATGGAAGCAAACCAGCACCTTAAAAACCCCGAGATAGTAGAAGAGCATCTATCTACTGTACTGGACCTGTGGCCCTACCTTACTGAATGGGATCAAATATTTGTTCAAGAAGTTAAGGTTGCAATTATTGAAGGGACGGTGTGGAATGTCTAATAATAGTTGGGATACTCAGGTAGGCGGGGATCATTATAAGAAGTACAAAATTCAACCAATGCACTATAGCATGTCGAATGATTTGAACCCTTTACAGCATTCAGTAATTAAGTATGTTACTCGTTACCTTGATAAGAAAGCACCCGTAGACGATTTAAGAAAAGCTCGTCACTGTATTGATATGCTTATAGATGTTGAATTAGATAAGACTTATAAAGAAAAGGAGTCACTAAACTTATTAGTAAAAGGAAAGTAATTCTTGACACGGAAGGCCGAACACAGTATAATAACAGTTCAAAAGAGATTTCTATACTTATTAAAAGGAAAATGGTATGGCTAGGGGCATAAAATTTGCAGTAATATACGAAGCAGGACCACCAAAGAAAACTTCTTCCAGTGGTAATCCTCATATGGTTAAAACATCTAGTATGAACAAGCATAAGAGACGATCTTTCAAAAAATACAGAGGGCAGGGAAGGTGATATGAAGTATCGTACTGCACTAATGCTACTCATACCATTAACCGGGTACACTGCATTTGATACAACGATAACCATGCGGTGCGGATCAACGACGCAGATGTTTCCAGTTAAATCACAAGAAGCCAAGGCGCTTTTTGTGATGAGTGAAAAGGCAGTATGCAAGTGCGCCCAGAGAAGATGGCAGGGACCCAATTGTGACTTGGGGTATCAGAAGAAAGCCTTAAAAGCAGAGATGGATAGAAAGAATCAAATAATCGCTGACCAAATAATAAGAGAAGCTAAGTGAAAGTAAAAATTAAAAAATATCCCAACTTTTACGGGTCGGGCACACTAATACATAAACTGCCTATTTCTGAAGAATGGCAGGGTAGGATACAAGAGTGGGTACCTGAATGGTACGACGTTCTAGCCAACAAGTTGGTTGAATGGCAAGGTGGCAGACGAACCACAATACATATTGACCATTACGACACATGGGGCATGGATGATACTCTTTCACATATTATTCTACCAATGCTCAAGCAACTCAATGCTACTAAACAAGGGGCACCTATAGTTGATAATAAAGATGTTCCAGAAGAACTAAGGTCTGTGGATATAGAAGGTGACGTGGGTGTCACTTACTTTAAGAAGTGGGATTGGGTAATGGATGAAATGATCTTTGCCTTTGAGAGCAAACACGTCGACTGGGAAAAACAGTTCCAATCGGGTGAACAGGATCGCATCACAGTACCTGTCGATAAAGATGGGAATGAAGTACCTGAAGAAAAAGCTGTGCTGTACGAATGGCGTAAAGGTCCAAACGATTCGTTTGAAATTGATATGAAAGGTAGTACGGCATATCAGAAAAGAATAACAAACGGCTTTAGATTATTCGGTAAATATTTTGAATGCTTGTGGGATTAGTTTGTTAAGACGCTTAATTACATAGGAGAAGTACATGAGCGAAACATGCCCTAGGTGTGGAGACGATTTGTTAGGTGATGGATATACGCTGCCTTTTCATTGTATAAATGCCTACGAAGAAGACTGGTGGTACAGCGAACCTGACAGCGGTCCTTGGTATTGTAATCCAGAGACGGAGGATTTAACTAATGACAAATAAGAGAACCCTCTACCTGAGATTTGAAAAATCAGTCACATCTGAGTTAGACCATTTATTTCACACTGAATTAGACCCTGAAATCAAAGAGATGATACGTCTGCAGATACTAAAGACACGCGTATTTTGTCGAGATTACTGGACCGCCATCGGACAGGAAGTACCAAAGCGCATAAGATTTTCGGAAGAATAGGAGGAACTAACCAATGAAAAATGAGCACGTAGAGCTTGTAAAGAAATGGCAAGAAGAAGCCGATACCGCTTACGTTGCTGCCGCTGAGGCCGCTGAGGCCGCTGCCGACGCTGCTGACGCTTTTGATACCGCTGCCGATTATGCCGCCGCCGCTAATACTCGTGCCGATGCTCTTACGGTTTCTTTTGCTGACTACGCTGCCGCCGCTAAGGCCGCTAAGGCTGCCGATGCTGCCGCTAATGTTGCTTATGCTGCCGCTGCTTATGCCTCTATCGCTTATGCTGATGCCGATGTTGCTTACGCTGCTGTTCTGGCGGCAGGCGTGCCGCCAGTCACCGCCGCTGCTGATGCTGCTGAATGGGTCGAAAAATACAAGGAACTAACCAATGAAAAATAAACACATTGAAGTTGTAAAGAAATGGCTTGCCGACAATAACAGCGTTAGCCTAGAAGAACTTAAGGCTAATATTCGGGCGGCTCGAGACGAGGCCCGCGCATCGGACCATGATGCTGATTGGGTTGCTGCTAAAGCTGCATCTGCTGCCCTGTCTTCTGGTGAGGCTGCGCGTGATGCGCGTGAGGCATATGCCGATTGGGCTGCTGGTGAGGCCGACCATTGGGTTAAACGATATGAGGAATTAACCGATGTCAAATGAACACATAGAACTAGTCAAGAGATGGATGACAGATAAAGACAGCGTTAGCCCCGCAGAACTGGTGGATAACGAGGAAGCTGCTTGGAATGCATACGATAACGCTATGGCCGCTGTTGATGCTGCTTACTTTGCCGCTTTGTCTGCTCATGCCGCTGCTGAGGGTGCTAACAGCGCTGCTGCTCTCAGGGTTAAGAACTACGAGGAGGTAACTACTGATGAATGAACAAGTCGAACTTGTTAAGAAATGGATGGCAGATAAAGACAGCGTTAGCATAGACGAGCTAGAAGCTGCTTACTTTGCCGCTCATGCTGCTCGTGCTGCTGCTTACGCTGCTTCTGTTTGTGCTGCTGATGAGGCTGCTGGCAGGACTGTTGATGTTGCCTACTGGATCGAAAGATATGAGGAATTAACCGATGTCAAATGAATACATCGAAGTAGTTAAGAGGTGGAAAGCAGGCGAAGAAGTTAGTCAAACAGAACTTGAGGATAATGCAGAGGCTGCTTGGGCGGCTTATGATGCTAATACTTATTGTTGGGCCAAGGCTGATTACGTTGCTACTGAGGCTGCTATTACTGCTGCGGTTGCTGTTGATGCTGCTGAGGCTGCTGAGGCTGGGGAATCTGCCGAAGCCGCTAAGTGGATAAAACGATACGAGGAACTGACTAATGACAAATGAAGCAATAGAATTGGTTAAGAAATGGATGGCAGACAATAACAGTGTGAGCCTAGAAGAACTCAAGGCTACTACCCGTGCTGCGCGCGATGCTGCGCGCGATGCTGCTAGCGCCGCTGGTCGTGCTGCTGATGCTGCTTGGGCTGCTGCTGATGCTGCTGCTGATGCTGCTGATGCTGAGGCTGCTCGTGCTGAGGCTGCTCGTGCTGCTGGTTATAAGGCTGCTTATGCTGATGCTGCTGCTAGCGCCGCTGCTGATGATGCTGCCTACTGGGTCAAAAAATACGAGGAACTGACTAATGGCAAATAAATACATCGAACTGGTTAAGAAATGGATGGCCGATAATAGCAGTGTGACCCTAGAAGAACTCAAGGCTACTACTCGTGCTGCTCGTGATGCTGCTTATGCTGCTAATGCTGATGCTGCTGAGGCTGCTGATGCTGCTGATGCTGCTTATGCTGCTTATGCTGCTGCTGCTGATGATGCTTCAAATGCTGCCTACTGGGTCAAAAAATACGAGGAACTGACTAATGACAAATGAATACATAGAAGTTGTTAAGAGATGGCAAGCAGGTGACGTAGTTAGTGTAGAAGCACTAAAGGCAAATGCTGCCCGCGCTGCTGATGCTGCTAGTGCTGCTGCCCGAGCTGCTGATGCTGCTGCTGCTGCTGCTGTTGCTGCTGCTGCTGCGCGTGATGCTGCTAATGTTGCTTACTGGGTTAAACGATACGAGGAGTTAACTAATGAGTAAAGACTGGCGACTACATCAGATCGATAGTAGCGGTAAAGAAACTTACCATGAGTTTTCTTCAAATGATCCACTCGTAGTAGCTAGTAAAACTACTGCTTTTTTTCAGTTAGCTTTTGGTTCTGAGGAGTATGACGAAGGATATAATTTTATAAGGTCTTTAAATGACTATGGTGAGCACGTAAGCGGTAAATTAAAAAAAGTTTGTGCTAAAGGAACTGACCCTATCAAGGAAAAAGAGCTGAAAGATATTTACGCAGCGTTTGAGAGTGTAATAGAGTATGTCAATACGGGACTATAAAGCTATACAGAAGGTACAAACAGAACTTAACGCGGACGGTAATGAGGAGCGGGGAAGATATGGAGAAGATGAATCTTCTATATCCCCCGCCCATTATAGAGAAAACCTGACGGAAGAAGAGTGGATAGAATTACTAGAGACGATAAATGGAAAACATAAAAAAACCTGAGAATTTTATAAATGTTATACAACGTAAACTTTAGAGAGCAAAAAATGAACAATGTTCAAGTAGGTAAGGAATGACTATGAAAGGAATACAACAGGAAGTCTCAAATTTGGTACTTTCTATGTGGGATCGACATGAGGATGAAATTGCTGGGGAAGTATGTAGTTGTTTCGAGATCACTAGAGAGTACGCCAAAGAACTAGTTGAACAAGCAATACAAGAGGAATACTCTAGAGAGGCAGAACTAAGTTTTGACGAGTGGGGGGATGAACAATGAAGGTCATAGATTTTCAAAAGTATAAGGACAAGAAGGCATCCGATAAGAAGGCATCCGATAGATTTTTTGCCGGCTTAAAGCCGGGGTCTAAAGCTTTATTTATTAGTACGCCCCGTGGAAGGAATAACTGGAATAACTGGTTTAGCCGTTTCTATAATAGAGGCTTTACTGATGAATTCTCGGAGTGGGGGGATGAACAATGAAGGTCATAGATTTTCAAAAGTATAAGGACAAGAAGGCATCCGATAGAGTTTTTGCCGGCTTTGAAGATCAAGTCCACAAGCAAGCGCTGATTAGTCTCACCGGTGAGCTGTCTAGTAATAACATAGTCGGCGAGCTAGCTATGAAAGAACTCTTAAGCTTTATAGCATGTATTGCTCCCTCTAAGGAGCACAGTGAATATATTGCATGGATGCTCAAATACTTAGAAAACTCAGATCTTTAGAACTTAGCTAAAAATAAATCTTGACATAAAAGGTATTTGCTTGTATAATATCTTTATTGAAATCAGGGAACTTAAATAGTTCTCTATGGCTACTAGCACGATAAATTGGTATAAATTCCTATGTGCAAACGAGGTTTCGCTGGGCTTCCTACGTAAATAAGTTAAAAAAAGTTCAGCCCAATTTTTATAGTGAGGTGCAAGTAAGACGTATTGCATTGCAGCTTCACTTGGGGGGTGGCATTCCACCACTTCATGGCCTTAAAGCATCGCCCGCGCCCCCCACCCTAAATTCAATGAAGCATGTATAGGAAGGTAGGACGCGGGTTCGATTCCCGCCATCTCCACCATAAACAAACTGCATGGGAAACACCTCCGTGATGCGGGTTAATGCAGTTTGTTTTTGATGGGGATGCCAAGGTTTCGACTATCAACTAAAGGCATGTGGAGAATCGGGCAAATGTGAAAGTCCGTGAAAGAGTTGGGCATGTCCTGACCAAGAAACAAAAACGTAAATGCAAACGATAGCGCATATGGAGAAGAAAGCCTAGCGGCATAGCTTTTCCGAGGCTTGGTCCACCTTGTTATCCAACGTGACTACGTCTTACCCTCATTCGGACGTTTAAAACTGACAGGGTCAAGGACCTAAGGAGACACGTCCACTGAACTAAAAAACTGTCTACTAGGTTTTATGGCTTTTTTCCCTATAATAAAAAGCTCCCTATTCTGCTGTACCACAGCAAGGCTCTACGGATTCCCTTAGAGCGTCAAAAATAATTACAATTAGTTACAAAACTTAGCTATAAAATATAAGTTCATTTGCTATAATATCTTTTTCAATTACGAAAAAAAGATAATAGAGGAACTTATGAAAAACCTAATAGCACTAGCACTAATAGCATTAACAACGGGGTGTAGCACCTATAACGGTACGAATAGTACTGCGGAAATGGAATTCTGCTGGGAAAGAGGTATGAACTTTACTTGGGTTGACGAGTTTGATGCAGGTTGTATCAACACAAAAGGCTCAGCAATACGAATTGCAAAGATTAAATGGGAAGAACAGATTGCGAGTACGGATAGTAACTACAAACGGGACGACAACACACGGTTTATGTAAGACGACTGTTCCGCTTCTCGAACTTATGAATAGTAGTACAAGGTTTATACAATACAGACAGCCAAATGGCCAAGACGTATTGCTAAACAAGAGTGCTATATTTATTATAGCAGAGGATACGGATGATGAGTGAAATAATAGGTTTGATACCTTGGCAGTGGGTGGTTTTTGGAGTATTAGTATTAGTAGGATTTACGATAAGCTTTTTTGACGGTCAGGGGGAAGATCGTGTAGGATTTGAATATAAGGAAATGCCTCACATGAGACCTCTTATAATTGAGACGAAAGGTAAGGGATTTTTCAAGGGTATATTACATTGGTTACTAGGTACACGTAAGTGGGAAATATGTGAGGACTTTTATTTTAAGCTGCGAGATGTGGACTATGTTATTCCAAAAGGGTTTATATTTGATGGGGCTTCAGTGCCCAAGTTTTTAGGAATGTGGTTATCACCAACAGGCGTACTACTAATGGGTGGTCTTGTTCATGACTATGCGTATAAGTTTGCTTGCTTGCAGACTAAAGGAGGTCTTAATACCGAGAGTATGAAGCAGGGCCAAGCTGATAAACTTTTTCGAGATATTTGTATTGAAGTAAACGGATTTAAGTTTTTGAACTATTTAGCATATTGGACACTTCGAGTAGCTGGTTTTATGGCCTGGAACGGGCATAAGAAGAGAGGTACACATGTTTGAACGCTCTTTGACTATACTCACGCTGTTCGGGTCGATGTTTGCGGCATTCTTGTTCCTGGATGCCAGACACGTTGCGAGAAGCGCCGAGTTTGAGCTAAAGGCCGAGATCATCGGGTTAGATATCAAGAAGGACGCCGAGGTCATTGCTCATTACAGGAGCAAAGAGTTGAGCAACACGCCTCTTATATCCGCAGAAAAATCTAGATATGAGTATTTGCAACGTGAGATGGAACGAAAGGTTCACAAGAAGCAACTGATAGAACAGAAACTTATGGATCTTTAATGGAGGATAGTCACCCAGCAGACGCAAATGGCGATGGCGTTGTAAGCGATGAAGAACTTGCAATGCACCTAGAATTCAAGAGAAGGAAACTTGAGGATGAGGACGCCCAGCGTGATGCAATGCGAAAGATGACCTGGTTTTCTTTGGCGGGAATGCTACTATATCCCTTTGGTATCTTCTGTACTAGTCTTTTTGGCTTGGATAATGCAGCCAAAATTATTGGAGATATAGCTCCTACCTACTTTATAGCAGTTGCCGCTCTTGTCTCCGCGTTCTTCGGAGCAAATGCCTACTCAGGCAAACAATAACCTCGCTAGAAATTATTTCTTGACAAGAAAGCTTATTCTTGATATAATATTAACTTCTGAAAAGGGAAGAATAAATGTTTATTAAATATAGTAATATATGTAGAAATAAAGAAGTAAGATTTCATGTGCTTCCTTCCGTGTGCATTTTTTATGATGCCTACTTTATGGATGACGTAGCTTCTTATGGAATAATTTTTTCGTGGTTGACTATGGAACTGGAAGTTAGTATATGAAATACGTTAATGTTTACGAAGTAAGTCAGTGCTATGGTGGCCCCGAAGAGGGGGGCTGGTGGTTTACTGCAGGTGAGTTATTAGAAACTATAGGCCCAGTTCTTGAAGAGGAAGCTAGAGACTTATCTCGTGCTATCATAGAAGAGGACAAAACTAAGGTTAAAGAATACATGATGGGCTTTAGCTCTACTGATGGCTGTGATGCCGATGGTAACGGGGATGATAGTTATCTATTACATGGGGGAGGCTGGGGAGAAATGAAACTACAAACACTAGTTCAAGATAAGCCTGGGGATAAGTTTTTTCCATCGGAGAGACCCTACTATGATTGATAAAGATATGATAAGTCTATCTGCTTCTGCGGCTAGTCACATAAGAACATTCACGTTTAGTGACCCGGATATGTTAGGTATTCAGATTTCTGTACTAAAGAGTGGTTGTAGCGGTTGGATGACTAGAGTCGATGCTGTAGAAGTTGAGCCAGCTAAAAGCCATAAATTCTATAGTAGAAACATAAGAATTTTTGTACTGAAAGAGCACTTTGAGTACTTAAAGGGTACGGAAATAGACTATGTAAGACAGGGATTAAATGAGAAGTTTATGTTTTTTAGCCCGAACGTAGATACTCGTTGTGGGTGTGGAGAGAGCGTTAACTACCGCGTAGCCCCGTAGAGAGCTTAAAGGGACGGGATGTCCATATTAACCAATTAGGTGGCCCGTCACCTAGTTACTATAAGGAGAGATTATGGATGTGTTATTAGGAGCAGTATTTATACTGGTGTTGTTTATATTTGAGCCCGGTAATGAGAAGATTAATACATATTGTAGAGCATCTTTGGCGGGTGATACAGAGGAGAAGTTCTCTAGCCGCAAGGAATGTTGGGACAAGTATCATGAATACCGTGATGAGATACCTAGTGTCTAAATTTAATACTTATAAAGAGGCTATTCTATATCTAAAGGAAACGAATAACGAGGATCTAATTGAGGATCTAATTGAGGCAGGTACTGTTATTGAAAATCGCACTACGATTGCACTTGCTAACCATATGTATCAGCAAGAGTTGTTTCAGCAGGATCTTGACGAAATTTAATATACTCCGTTCATCTAGCGGTTAGGATATCAGGTTTTCATCCTGAGTACGGGAGTTCGATTCTCCCACGGAGTACCACTTTAACTAATTTAAGGACGGCTTAAACAAATGAATCTTGTATACAATGCTATACGAACACCTGATGGTACGGTTATTGAAAGTACGAATAGACATGACTATGTTACTCACAAGGATCAGAATGGAGCCACTTACATGATAGATGGAGGTCTAGATTATGTTAGATCCAGTGCTAATGGTGATGAGGAACATTTAGCGGTTTATCTAGAGGATGGTCATGAGCAGGTTCGTAGCGCGTTAACTTGGGGAACATACGGTATTAACGGTGACCAACCCTTAAAACGTGTTAAACTATCTGATATGAACAGTAACCACATTAGGGCTGTGTTGAAAGATAATGAAGAAAGACCGACGGTTTATACCTCAGTTATAACTGCGATGCAAGACGAACTGCAGTTTAGAAATTACGGTCTTCCTTTTTATAAAGATATATAAACTTGAAAATATTTATGCAATTCTGGAGTTCTACTTACCATATTGCATAAAAAAGTTTTTTGTTGCGGGGTGGAGCAGTACGGTAGCTCGACGGGCTCATAACCCGTAGGTCGTAGGTTCGAATCCTGCCCCCGCTACCAAAAAGCATTTACTGGGGTGTGCTTAGCTCAATTGGTAGAGCTTCGGATTGTGGGTCCGATGGTTATGGGTTCGATCCCCATAGCTCACCCCAGTAAGTAACCAAATTCCTTGTTAGCTCAGTTGGTAGAGCGAATGACTGTTAATCATTAGGTCCGTGGTTCGAGCCCACGACAGGGAGCCAATATGTCGATAAAATAGCAAAACATCGACATATAGGAGGAAACATGTTGATGGCATCGACATATAACACCACTTATAATTTTGGAGAAGGTTGTGAAAAACATTTTAAAAGAGACAACTATAAAAGACAGAGTATTCATGCTTGCTGTAATAGTAGGAGCTTACTTACACTTTGTGGTGGAGCTAATATGAAAGCTTTCATTATACTGCTTTCACTTATACTAAGTGTCTGGTTTATACTCAAAACAGTAGGCGTACTAGGTCTTTACGCAGTACTACTACTAAGTTTCCTTTTTGTAGAGAAAGTAAAAGATGAATTAAATGATACAAGTTCTTGACAATTTCTTAGCCCCGAAAGTATATAACGCAATTAGCTCCAGCCCCTTCTGGTTAGACCCCTCCTTTTATTGGCACGATATGAACCTAGACCAGTCGGTCGGGAGTCATATTGTTGCCGCACTTCAAAAAGTTCAAGGCACGCCCTTTGACTCTATAATAGGCTTCGAGTATTGGGGAAGCACCTTTTCTACAGACGATGAACACGTTTGTACCGGGGAAGATGGTGCTTCCTATCACTTGGATATTCATGTTGATAAAGATGAAATCCTACACCGAGAGACAGATGAATTTGTATACCCGCAATGGGGTGCTATAGTCTACTGGTGTGATGAAGTGGAAGGGGGCGAGTTTAGGTACTGGAAGGATTTACATACTTTTGTAGATATAAAGGCTACTAGCAATCGTTGCGTTATTCTCGATCCTTCCAAACCTCATGGAGTTCTTGAGGTCACTTCAGGGGTTAGACGAGCGATTACTATTAATTTCTGGGATAGATTCATAAGATTGAAAGAAAGCTAGATGAATTTTTACTAGTTTCTACGAGTTATTCCATCTCACTTAGGCATAAAAAATTCTTGACATTTAATTTCCCATCTGCTATTATATATAAAGATTTTGGCAACAAAGTCAAACCGAGTTAAAACTATACAGAACAAGATAAAAAGAAGATCTCAGATTACATAACGATGATAAAGACATTGACTGGGGCGCGGAATTAAAGGGAGCGCCCCATTAGAAAAGTACTGTATCATACCGTGTACAATTTAAGAAGAGATCTTAAGTCTCCTTCGGAGTTCTTTACTTAAGCTGCACTTGTACTGCTAAAACCAATCAATAAACTTCGTTTTAAACAATTGTTGCTACGAGACCTGTTATTATTAATGCCACTATTTTTCTGTAAAAACTGCAAATTTTATTCTATTGTTAAGCCTCTGAGAAGACTTTATAAGACTTTGACTTCCGCATAAAGCTTTATCTAGCGGAATACGGGCCCCGAAGAAATAAATCGTGGTTACCGATCCGTTATATAGAAATCGTGGTTACCGATCGTTTCTAGATAAGTATAGTTTAGAAGCCCCGAAGTGGCGAAAAAAACTGCTGGGGTTGTAGGCTCATAAGCATAAGATGCTACCGCTAAATAATTATTTATTGGTAGACTATTCTCTATGAGTGCAGTCTTTATTAGAGGCCAGCTCTCAAACTGACCTTTCTGAGATACTACGCTACATGCATCATTTGGCCATCGTGGGTCAGCCACTCTATTCCAGACTACTGATGCAACAGCATACTGGCCTTCTATGGCTTCACCACGACTCTCATAGTATACTGCTAGAGCAACACATAAAATTTCAAGCATCTAACATATACTTAATAACTTCCTTCGGGGCTTTTTCAAGTCCCTCTAGTTTTGCAAGATTATACCCCATTTTCTCACTTAGCTGGTGTACTAATTCTAGCTTTGTAATGGGACTCTCTCCCCTTTTAGTTAGATAAACTTTCTTCTCATAGACCCCTAATCGGCTCAATTTGCCGATGATGCTTCTTCGGGATTTGCTGAGTTCTAACACTAGCACTTCAAGTATTTTTTGCTTATCATCTGTCGTAGTATAGCGTTCCACCAAATGTTCTTCTTCTTCCTTCGTGTACATTTTTTATTTCCTAATTATGTGAATAAAAGAATACTTATAAACCCACTCGCTTAGATTACTTGGCGAATGATCCGCCACTCTATAGCGCCCTGTTAGCTTATTTTGATATACTGAAAGCATAGTCGTGTCTTTCATTCTTCTAGTAGTTTATC